ATGGAAACGATCACCTATAACGGAACGACGATCTGCGTTTTAGACGACAGCGATATGCTGACTGATTGTCCAGTCGGATCATACGCAGTTATTGAAGATTCTGGTTTCTATGTCGCTGTACGCGTCGGGGAGACTGACGCGTCGGCGATTCATATCGATCCAGTTCCGACGCTTGAAGATGCTTTGGATATTATCGCCGGGCGCTTGTCGTTTTTTGCGTGATGTGTGCGTGATCGGCTATCTTCCGCCGATCACGGTAGCTCTAAATGACGTCGGGTTAACGAGCACGTTAGCTGCGTTATAGAATTTGATGCGGAACGAGCCTTCAGCCTTGAATATCACTCGATGCTGTATGAAGAAATCATCCTCTGTGTACTCGACTTCTACTCGGTAGTTTTCGGGAACAAGATTACTCATCGCTACGTCAAAAACGCCAGTGGCTTCTGACGTGCAGGCGTTCACAAATCCGGTCATTGAACTCGCGACACCTCTTCTGAATAGCGATCCTGAAACTCCGCCGTAGACATCATTGTTCCGCACATTAGACCAGCTATCAAAAATAACACCTTCAACTGCTGCAACGCCTGCGTTCTGGCCTACAGCGAACGTAAGCATGTGCCAGCCGCGCGTAGTAAAATGCATGTAGCAGCCATTTACACGCTGAACTGTATATTTTTCAGTTGTGCGATTACGCGGCCCCGACCCGCTAATAGACCGACCTGATACTATGTATTGACGATCACGCAGTACCGGTATTATTTCGACATCAGAAGGGTAATCGGGTTGCGTAGCGCCGTCGTCGCCGATCAAGTCTAACGAATACAGTGTTCCGTCTGAATCTATTGACGGGAATGCAACAACGTTATCTTTATCAATGTAAATTGCGAACGTCACACTGCCGCCCAGATCGTCATTCGGCAGCATTACACCAATCGCCTCCGGGTTGTCTATTCCTCCACCGAGCGGCGGCGATGAGCCGTTTGTGAACGTACTGCGCATTATCGTGCGATTTGATGAAATGGGGTTCTGGAAAAACCCTGGAATAAATACGTCTCCGATGCCAACTTTGCGCGGATTTTTATAGTCTATGTGCATGAATACGCATGCAAACCTTTTGCCGATTATTTCAAGAAAATCGGCACGAAGATGAATACCATCGTGACAACTTTCACTGATGCCATACTGTTGAATGACATCGCGCATTGTGTCTACGAACATACAGCCAAACTCACTGGCCACTGCGTTAGCGGCGGCATCATATGTCTGTGACAGATAGCATTCTGTCATGTTTCCCATGGGAGAAAGGTTTGCACCGCTAACCCATTGCGTGGTGCCGAGAATGACAACGCAACGGCCGCGTAACAGTTCACGCGCGATAAATTTACGCATCACTACTGCATAATTTTTGACGCCATATAGTGTATCTCCCTCTATATCCTCAGGGTTATTTCCGTTGTTCGTTGCCGATTTGATGTCATTAACACCGAGCATTATTGTAGAAATATGCCCAGCGCTCCCGTCCGCAATATTTCGCACGTAGTTTGTCAGCGCACGATCGCCTTGTGCCGCCATATTTTGAGCTGACCATACGGACTGCGTGCGAGTAGACATAGTCTTCGCGATCTGAACTGGGTAGTTTAGCGGGTATTGCCCGCCGTCCGGGCGTTGCCCCCATGTGATACTGTCACCGTATGCCACCAGTTCGATCGATTTGTTGGTTCGTAATCGGGACAGATATTTAGAGTAATTCCGTGACTCAAGTCCGCGTAGCTTATCGTAATCGTCAAACTCAAGCATGCCGCCTGACACGACTAATTTATGCAGTTCATCATCAGTTGCGATCGCAGACGCTGCCTGACCAGGAATAATGTTTCGGGCGGAGCTGAACTTAAACAGGTAACCGATATCTGTGATAAATACCTGCTGCCCATCTACAAAACCATTAAATTGTTTAGCGGCGGATAACGTTATTCGCGCGATCTGTGTGCCACCAACAAACTGAAACCCATCCGGTTGAGAGAGAGCCGAGCGTAATGTTAAATCAGTTACGTTTGCCCATGCGCCACTTCCGATCCCACCGGTACTATCTGGCGATGACCCCGCTGGAACAATTTTAGGAAATACTCCATGCCACGCGTAATAATTATTATCACTATGCTGGAGAGCCTGCGTTGAATCACTCAGTGTCGCTCCGGTTTCAAATGAAACATTCGGCATCGGCACCCAGCCCATTTTAGACATAGCACGAATAAACATCTGCTGCATGCCGTACCACGTTTTGCGATCAACGCCGAGACGATCAGGGAGTGACTCATTTTGAGTGTCGTTAACAAAGCCATCCAGATTTTCGGCGTTATCGTACAGATCTTTTGCAGCAGCAGAGCCCAGCGGATTCCTGGTGTTATAAGTGGTCATCTAAATACCTCAGGCATAAAAAAACCCGCCGAAGCGGGTTTCAATAGGTTGGTTAATGTGGTCTTAGTCGTCAGACGTGTTATCCGTATCGCCTGGATACGTCGCGTCGTCATACTGATAAAGTAGAGGGGTGTACTGCTTGGTTGTTACTCCGCACGTTCCGTCAGAATCCGGCTCGATAGAATCAATAATCGCATCGTATCCAACGCGTGATGATGAACAAAAAATCAGGCGAGGATGTTCAATGCATGGGTCGTCCATAATCCATTCTGATGGTGCTAACGCGTCACTGTTAGACACAGTCAGTGTGTAATCATCAATGCGGGTTGGTGTCAGCAATGCAGATGCCGATCCGCATTGATGCCTGATTAACACGCGCGGATTTTCAAAATCCCAATCGAGTGGTTCACTTACCGTCAGTGTGATCACATCACCGTGATAGTGCATTTCGGTGATGAGACAACTGATGGTGTTACTACCAGGAATGTCATCAGTCATGATGATACGGTCCTTATACTCGTAGCACAGTGCATCCAGCTCGGTAGTAGTTGTGTGTGTTAACTTTTGGTACCGGTACGCCATCAAGCGCCGCATGCCGATACGGTAAGCACGGTCCTGATCCAGAACGCCATCCAGCTTGTAATCCTCCACCTTACGGGGTGTCGGATTATCCTCCGTGCGGCACTGAACGGTTTCTTCAGCCCATGTAGTGCCGTTAATGTAAGTCACATCAACCCCGTCGTAGTCGTCCTCAGAAGGGGCAGAAAAGGCGGTCTGCATCGGCTCCGTCATTTCCTGCGGAGTGATTGCTCCAGTCCAAGGTTTAATACCTTCTCGCCCTGAAGACATCATTCCGTCTGACAAAAGGAAGTACCCCATCCCAGCTCCGGTGATTTTTTGCAAAACTTCCAGCGCTGATGTACTGCTTTCACCTGCTGCCCAATCAAACGTTTCTTCTCTGGGCGTCCAGTAATTTTCTTCCAGATCATCTATTGCACTGCGATCAATCTCATCATCAGTTACACCCAGGCTATGCAAAACATGGTATATAGCGCCGCTGATTTTACGGCCGTAATCGCGTGTCGCTATAACACTGACACGGCGATCGGATTGTGCTGCGATGCGATTCCCTGTTCTGACTGTCAGCGCAATAGTTGTTATACCTGCGTAACTGGTAGGCCGACGAGGCAATAACGAGCGCAATGATTGCCAGTAAACAAGATCACGAGTCGATCCGCCTGCGGTAGCTGTTGCACGACGACAGCGGACCTCAACTTGCCCAGCAACAGGGATATTGAAAACCTCTGTGAACCCCACTGCGTCTTCTGATGCATCTGCATAATATATTGATTTTTCAGTCCACTCATCATCACCGACCACACGATACTGAATAGCAACTGTAACGCCGGCTCCGCCTTTGTTCCCCTTGTTATCGTAAGAACACAGCCCGCTGGTGAACGCAAAATTAATCTCAAATCGATTAGTCGTTTCACTATCCGGACATGCCATGTATGGCCCCAGCCAGTTGTATTCGTCATTCAGCCCTGTCACTGACGCATCCAACATTGTTCGCTCGATAAAACCAGGCCACGAAGGGTCAACCTCTGTTGTTTTTGTTGTGGTCTCCTCTCCAGTATCTGGATCGGTGACTGTCGTCGTTACATCGATGACACGGACAACACTGATCGTCACACCGTCTATTTCTGTGATGCGATAACGGAAATCAGATGCGCCTACTGTCAACCGCTGCACACCTGTCGGTATGCCATTAAACGCAGCACCCGTAGCGCTGCCGTACGCCAGTGTGATTTTTGCAGGTGAGGCGATACTTGAATCATCCTCAGGTTCGGCCTCTTCCGCAGGGGAAAAGCTGGCAATAAATAGGGAAAAATCCTTGTCGTTGTAGTCGAGAATGACAGGCATGCCGACATACGGAGCCAATTCATCAAGAGGGCCACTGATAACGTTATATCCAGCGTCTGTGCTGACATTAAAATCATTCGGTGCACGGACATAAATAATCGTCCCCTCTTCCCACGATTCTGGAATTACAGGGTTAGATTCAGTCGTTTCACCAGTTAATGAAATTGACGAGCCTGATACAGTTACAGCATCAGCATTAACTGATGTGGTTTCTGGTCCGCTAGAGCCAAGATCGAGGCCAGCAGTGCCGGCATTCGTTCCCCCGACCTCTGGGGCGCTGTACCAGTTTTCTGAACGCTCATCAGCGGACACATCAGCACCTGGTGGATAGATCGTGTACTGAACATCATCGCCAAATGACGATATCGGTGTAGCACCGATTTTTATCCCAGATCGCGGAATTGAGTGTTCTCCAACGCCGACGCACAGAAATAGATGGGTGTAATATTTTTTCTTATCGATAAAACGGCTAACAGGCGGAACAACATAATCAGGCCAGATTTTATATCTGCCGAATATCTCCCTGATTGGGTCGCCCAACTTTGCACTGTTGGCTTTTGCCGGATTCAGTTCCAGAGAGTCACCAGCGCCAGTTTGTGAATATCCGCTCGTGTCTATATTACTCATCATGATCAATGAGTACGCAACAGATGCAACAGCAACGGCAACAGCAATCCACGCCAGAGTAGCAGCTTCGAGGCCGTACGGTATCGGGTACATCCGAACATCATCGTCAGCGTAGATATTACATCTTTTCCATTGCGCTGGATGGATGGGAACGCCGTTAATTTCTACAACGATCGGATGAGTCATTTCAAACTGCCATCCGCGAACGTTACGCAAAAACCAATCATGCAGCGTCAGCGTTCCGTGAATGTGGGTTTCTAGTGGCTCACCGGGCAAGCGAGACGGATAAATGCGGATAGTCACTGGTAATACTCCACGTTAACAAAACGCCGCTCAAACCGTCGCAGCGGCATAATCGTTACATTGGTTTTAGGATTGCATTCGATCGCATGAAGAACGCCATTTAATTCCACGACGACAGCAACATGAGTTACCAGAGAGGCGCTATAGCAGGCGATACCAGCCCCATTCACTGGGACGCAAATCGACAATTCCTGCATAAGCCCCTTAGCTTCGCGATCAAGTCCGTTATCGTCTTTGGTTACACCGTTAAACTCAGGCCACAGAGTCAATCCGAGATCACGGCGCACTTCATTCACAATGCCGAAACAGTCAAGGTACGGGAATAGCCGGCCGCCCTTCTGCCAAATGACAGAACGGTATTTATCAATGTTAAGCATATGAAGCCCTATGAGATGTAGCGTAATCCGGGAAACTCAGGAAGGGTAAAGCGGCGGCGAGGCCATGCCGTATCTAGCACATTCATGTAACCGGCTGTAATCTGAACCTCTGGGGCCGTCCAGTAGCCCCCCTTCACTTTCATTGTCCACGGGCGTTTCGCTGGCGATGATAGGTATGTATCCAGATACTCACGATACGTAATCAGCATCGACTCATTAGCATCAAGAGCCGTGCGGATTCTGTTTGACACAACCCCGTCAATATTGCTGATAGCGAATCTCAGGTCTTGAGTGCCGTCTGCGTTTCGTGCTGGCAGCGCAATATCCATTGCGCAGGCCGTAAACATTACGTCTGCACCAGACTCCAATTTTGCGTGAATATCATCCCATCCCTGCGTGAGATAATAGCGATCGGTTCCAATAATTATTTCTAACGTCAGTATGCGAACCTCTCGCCCGCTGGATGCATAAACGCGATTTAATACAGCAGAACCTGTCATTGAGGCCACTCCCTGTTTATCGCTAGATCAATAATACTGCTGTTAGCAATGTAATCAGGAAATTCCCCCCAGCCATCAGAGAGAATCGGTCGCTCCCATAATTCCAGCGTTGCAGAGAACTGGAAATATTTTGGTGCTATCAATGTTGGCCCCTGATAAATATCAATGAACCGACATTTATAAAACTCCAACCCGAGGGGGGTGTGGAGTTTCATATAAAACCATGCTGCCCCATCCGTCAGGGAATCATGAAAAAACGCTTCAAAAAGCTGAGATTCACCGTCAGTTTTGAATGTCCATTTCACCAGAGCCTGAGTCGGTGTTGATTTGTATTTTCGCCGATGCCGAGCCCGCCCAGATGTCATTTCAGTTCGTGACAGTGGAGATATTGGCTGAAATCCGTAGCCATCCATCAGCGGGAGCGGCAGATAGTCATGCGGATAGTAGATATCTGGCATTACACCCTCCCCGCCAATCGGATAGAATAATGCTTCACTATTAACCTCCGGAGGGTTTATGAATTTTTCAACAAATCATGATGAAAGTGATAATCACAAAGAATACGCATTTCATATTTATGAAGATCTTGGTGAGAACAAAGGTGTAAACACTGCCGAGATAGGCGTATGGATAGATGGATTTATTGACTCCCGTACTGAACTAAGCATTGAGATAAAAAGGAAAACTCTCGAATTCCTTAAAAGAGCAGTATCTAATCTGGAGTCAGAGCTTAAAGATTAATAAGAAAAGGGTGGATTTCCGCCCTTACTCTCTTCGGCTTCGGTAGTAATACCCCCTCAACGCATTACCAAATTGGCCTTGTGGCGTCATGATTTCCTTTGTCAATTCAGATTTTATCTGGCGAACCAGTTGTTTATTTCTTACGTCAATCGCCGTAAGAACGGAATCATCCGGTTTTCCAGTAAATGAGTTTTGAATATTGATATTGCCCATAGAGGCAATCGCACTATCCCTTTCATCTTGGCGATCACGTACTTTGTTAAGCGTGGAGTCCAGTTTTGCGGAGGTTTTAGCCGTTACAACCCGCTCTCCCTTCTGGAGTAACCATGTTCCCGTTTCTGGAACACGATCTATCCCATCATGCGCCATGCCTGCTATAGACTGAGCTGCAATGAGCCCAACGGAGGCATACCCAACAGCCCGGATAGCTGTCGCGGCTGGTATGCCGAAAATCATCCCCCCTTCCGCCATCGCTTTTGTGGCTGCCAATTCGGTGTTTATTACAGCTTGAGCAATGGCCGCTGCTTTGCTGGCTAAAAACAACATTTTGTATGCGGCGCTTCCCTCTTTCCCCATGCCAGCCAGTAAAGATGCGGACTGTCCGGCCAAATCTGAAAACATGCTCAGACTGGCTGAGGTGTAGCCAGCTTGAATGTCCTGAAGCCTGCTGTTGTTGGTCTGGTTTATCTCTGCCACACGATCGGCATAGGTCTGCTCATTAATTAACTTTTGGTCAAGCAATTCCTGTTGCAGATCTAACTGCTGCTTGTGCCATTTTTTTAAATCCTTTTCTGCGTCAGCCACCTTTAACAATTCCCCGCTTGGGCCGCCAACAGATGCATCAATTCCGCCAAATTTAGGGGCTTCAGTAACAGTTGATTTGGATATTCTTTCCATTGCATCGCGGTACGCTTCTGTTGCGGGTACTGCCTGTTTCAGTAACTCAATTCGTTCACGAGTTTTTTTAAGCAGTGCTTCTTCAGGGGTTAACAACTCTTCTTGCAGATCTTTAAATCGTTCTTGTACTTTCAAGTGATCCAGTGCTGCTGAGCGGTTGAGTAATTCAGTTTTTTGCATATCAGAGAGAGTTGATAATTCACCTTGAGATATTTGATACCTCATCTTTGCCAGTTCAGTTGACTGTCCATATAATGCTATTTGCTCTCTCTGTTGCTCAGTAATGCGTTTATATGATTCCTCTAGTTTCTGTGCGTCAGACTTTTTTCCTTTATCTTTATCGGCTTGCTGCAACCCATACTCAGCAGCTGCATTAGACTGTATCTGGGAAATCTGAGAATCCTGACCGGGTGAAATATTACCGGATGCATCAACCTTTATCGCGCCAGATTTCGTAGCATCTTGAATCGCTTTTAGCTTTGCTCGCTCTACACCTTCCTTGCGCAATAGTTCAAGGCTTTCTTTTTGCTGCTGAATAAATTTTATATAGGATTCATTTTCAATTTCTTGAGTTACCCCACCTACCTTCTTATTATTTAATTCATTCATCATCTGAATGGTTATTGCCATTGCACCGGCAGCACCTTGCGCTAAGTTGTAGGTACTAACTAAATCGCGTTGTATTTTTTGGAAAATAACTGATGAAACGGAAACCTTACTATTCAATTCATCTTGAAGCCGTGACTGGTTGGCAATGGCATTATTAAGTTGTTCCGTTGCGTCAGAAACATCACGGCTCGCCTTTTCATATTCACGCTGAGCTTTGGCAGCATTTACTGCATAACCACCACCATCTCCACCAATACCCGTCGCAAGTTTGCTGTATTTCTCTATTTCAGCGGCGGCAGAGCCTTGCGCATCTTTTAGATCATTAAGTCTTGCTCTTAATGCATCAATTGAGCTCCCTGAGTCAGCGATTGCTCCCTTAAGCTGTACCGTACTCATTTCTTTTGATTTGGCAACAACGTCATCAAGTGTGCTCGCGTATTGAATTGCAGACTCTCTCACCTGCTCCTGTTTCTGGTAGTACATATACCAGGCACTGGCCCCTAGCATGATTAACCCAGGAAATCCCCCCACCAACCCTAGTGCTCCAGACATGAGACGAGATCCGGCCGCAGTGACATTATTTAGCGTCGTTTGTGCCGTTGTTCTTGCTGTAATGCTTCGAGTAACTGCTGCTTGAGTTGTAGCCAGGCGCTTTTCTGCCGCCGCTTGCGCGTCGGTTCCACGAGCTGCAACCAGAGCTTGTTGAGCTCGGTAGGCCGCAGAGCGAGCGCGAGCCACAGAAATCTGTGTACCTCGCAGCTGTGCTTCAGCTAGTGCTACTTCGCTTTTTGCTGCTGAAATTAATCCCGCAGTAGCACTGTATGCACCAGATGCCATGCTACCAAAGTATCGGGTAAAGCCAATGCCCACCAGCAAGGCACCAGCTGTAGCTACCGTGTCGATATTATCTGCCAGCGTGCTGATACCACCAGAGAGCATCTGCGTCGTTCCGTATGCGCTATTAGTCTCACCCGCATACGCCTTCATATGGTTTGAGAGTTTAGTTACCGCATCACCAACTGTTGTTGGCATGTTTTCGGCCAATTCTGCATTTTTCTGCTGAGCGGCAATCACGGCGTCAGCAAACTGTTGCATGGATAACTTGCCGTCTGCGGCCAGTTTTTTAACTGCATTTTCTGTCGTACCCATCGCGCGGGCAATATCACCAACAACGGTTGGCATGACCTCCATCACCGTGTTCCACTCGTCACCGGAAACCTTACCCTGAACCATTGACTTAGACAGGGCATTAATCGCGCTTTGCCCTTTATCAGCACTGGCGGCATTGATAGTTAATGCGCTGGAAATAGAATCGATAAAATCAATCGTGCCGGCAGTGGAGTAGCCCAACTCCTTCATCGCGTTAGAGCTGCGAATAAATAGCTCAGCCTGTTCTTCAATCGGTTTATAAGTACGATCGCTGATCTCCATTAAACGCCGCTGAACCATGGCTAACTCATCGCCTGATTCAGTCGCCATTTTCATACGCGATGTGACCTGCCCCCAGTTATCAGCCATTGTGATTAATGAGGTTACTGATATCGCGCCAATAATTCCGGCTGCTGCTGATTTAATGCCGACAAACTGGCTATTAAGTTCAGCAAATGCACGCTGACTCTCACGCGCTGCCGCAGCAGCCTGCCTGCCGCCATTCCGCATGGTTTTATAATAATCCCCCCCCATGCGTGACGCGCGAGAAATTTCAGACTGAAATGACTGAGAATTAGCCGAAATTTTGATGATCAGTTCACGCAACGTTGCCAT